GGAAACTTAGAACAGCTTATCAACATAGCTAAGGCAAAGGACATGACAGACGCAGAAGCGTTTTTGACAGACCTAAAAAGACAAAGCGCTGTGTCAAGCTATCTCTCAGCCTTTGTTGATGGCATAGAACACTACACAAAAGAGGATGGTATGCTTCACGTTAGTCTCACACAGCATGTTACAGCCACCGGAAGGTTCAGTGGACGCAATCCTAATATGCAAAACATGCCTAGAGGTGGTACATTTCCTGTTAAGAAAGTATTTGTATCTCGTTGGAACAGTGATGCGTTTGGTATGAAGGGTAAAATACTTGAAGCAGACTTTGCACAGCTAGAATTTAGAGTTGCAGCATTATTATCTCAGGACAAAGTGGCGATGAAAGAAGTGTCTACCGGATTTGATGTTCACTCCTACACGGCAAAGATCATCACTGAGGCAGGGCAACCTATGTCTAGACAAGAAGCTAAGGCACATACCTTTGCGCCTCTCTACGGAGCTACAGGGTTCGGTAGAACGAAAGCTGAGGCAGAGTATTACACACACTTTATGGATAAGTACAAAGGCATAGCCAAGTGGCATAAGAAGTTAGGTGACGAGGCTATCAACCTTGGCAGAATAAAGATACCATCAGGTAGGCAGTATGCTTTTCCTGATGTAGAGAGAAGGGCAAGTGGAACTCCAACACACTTTACCATGATTAAGAACTATCCTGTGCAAGGCTTTGCTACAGCAGATATAGTTCCTATTGTATTGTTGGAGATTGAGACTAGATTAAGTGGTTACAAGAGTATGTTAGTAAATAGTGTGCATGACTCTGTGGTCTTGGACGTGCATCCCTTGGAGGAAAAGAACGTTCTTAGAATTATAGAGGATGTAAACAAAAGTTTAAAAAGTATAGTGGAGTCTTACTATGACATCGATGTTAATGTTCCGTTGTTACTAGAGTCAAAGATAGGTGACAATTGGCTTGACGTTAAAGATGTAGTCTGATAAAATTCGTTTTATAAATTAGGAGTAAAAACACATATGGAAAACGCATTAGACATAATTGGTAAATCCCCTGCTGACTTGGCAGAAATAATGGGGATGTCCAACGCACCTGCAAGAAGCACATCAGCTTTAGCAGAGATTAAACAAGTTCATCAAAACGTGATGGGTACAAAGGAAGTAGATGGTGAGGCTATGGAAGTAGCC